CGGCCATTCTGGTCTAGCCACACGAACATTTGACCAAGTATTTTGGCCCGCTGGGCTATATTCAACTCTAAAATCAATATTTACATATCTTCTATCGCCTTTAGTATTTACATACTGAAGCCCAGCAGGTAAGACTATATCGATACTTATTTCAGTAGTATTTTCTGAAGTAGTTCTAGTAAAAGTCGCACTTCCACCAGTAGGATCAAGAGGATCTATTAACGGAAGGTTAAGCGCCTCTTCAAATACGTCTTTTCCGACTGGTGTACTCGTTTTTATTACGTCTGCGCCATCATAATCCAATAAAGGTGTTTCGCCTATTTTTATATCTTCAATATCGTAATCACCTATACCCACGCAAAATAGCATATTAAGATATTGCTCATTACCTACAATCTCTGTGTATGGTAATGCCGCATACGGAGGATACGTCCTATGTCTCCCGTATAAAATAGGAACTGGCTCATAAGGAGCGACTCGATTTCTAGAGCCAGTTATACTGTACTGATCTCTGGGTGGCTTGGCTTGATCAAGCGTCGGAGGAGGTATTAGAGAATTAAGAACTAACTGTCCGACAGCAAATACAGTCGCGGTCCAAAATGTAGAACTAGCAAGTAACCCTTTTTCGAATACTCCTGCAATTACTGGACCGGCCCATACGGCTAATGCAATAAGAGCGATAGTTCCTACTAGCCTTTTTACGTCTGAACTATCACCAGGAATAGGGACTATATTGAGTAGATCGCCGTCTGCAGGAAATCTATTTTCCCATAGATCAGCGGGAAGTAATTCACCGTTATGAATTACAAATAGATCTTGTCTATCGCATCCAATTATTTGTCGAATAGACAGACCTACAGGGGCTTCGCAATAGATTGTGTCTTGAGAAAAAGGATGCTCAAGAGCGAAAATATGAATTATGCCTGTAGAAGCCTTTAACTTTTCGCTTCCATCTAGGGGAACTAAGTCTTTCAATGCAAACACCCGCGTATCGAGTAGAATGTACAAACTCTTGTGAGCCTAAATAGACAGCAACATGCGGTCTATCCATAAGCTCGAATAAGATAATATCTCCTATATCGGGCTTATCTACTTTGGTCCAATTAGATTGGTACTTACCTACTAAAGACCATAATTGCTCTTTAGGCTGAGATACAGAATATTCTATGTCCTCTATCTTAATTCCGCATAAATCCGTTAAGATAATAACGACTAAACGCCAACAATCCATTTCCTCCCATTTAATGCCTATATATTCTTTAATCTGTTCTCTCATGAAAACAGACCAGGAAATAGCCTGGGAGTAAACGCCAAGTAAGGAAAAGGTTCGTCACTATAATTTAGAAACACTAGTCTAAACCTTATATAGGAAGCGTCATATTGAACACTTCTTACTGTAAAGTCTATAGGTCCCCATTCTATATCACTAGGATTTTTTCCTCTAACTATTCTAGCCGTAATCGTAGGAGGCCCTGATATAGATCTAATACTGCTAACTAGCATCCTATCAGTATTATCTATAATCAATAACGCTTGAGGTTCCCTATCGTCCTGTTCATCCGGCAAAGTAAATTCAAATGGATATGCCATATACGTATTTCCGTCGACTTGTAATACATTATAATCATTCACTAGCCNGATAGGATTTTGAAACGATGGATGGTCAATATCCAATAAAACCGCAAACCACTCATCAGTTTGCTGAGCCAACATTCCTTGCAATGCGGGAAGTGATATTGTTCTCATGGAAGTTCTTCTAGCTCTAAAATTACTCGCCAGTTATCATTTCCTAGCGGAAGGTATTTAGGAGGACGAACGATTCTCCAAGTTCTTTCTACTCCATGAGCATCTTTCAGTCCAGAATCTATGGTTAAGGATCTATCTCTAAGCGTATTTCTGACGAAATTTCGAAAAATCAAATATTGAGTACCGTCTAGCCACATATTCGCAGTAAGAAGTCTGGGAGCGTCACTTCCGCGTCGCCTAACTTTAGGAGGACCCTTATCCATCGGAGTCCTAATAATGTTATCAGATTCAGTTTCCTCATATCCAGAAAGCTGAAATAATTGAGGAAGTGTACTCGGCCAAGCTGGCATTATCGTCTACTCAATGATGGACTAAGACCGTATTTCGCTCTCAATAACTGACTAATTTCTCCATTTCTAGCTATATCAGAAGCCACGGAACCGATGATAATTTTTATTAATCTATTCTCATCCGCGTCTACTTCTGTCTGCTCTTCCACAGACGCTCCAGAATAATTATGGATCTCTACTTTTGTTTCTGGCGGTTTTATCGCTAGAATCTCAGCTCGTCTTTGCTTGCTTAAAGGTTCGACTGTAATTCTTTCACCAGGAGTCACGTTCATAATAACCCTTTTGCTGTCGACTCCACCGGCGCCAGGAACTATGAACGAAGCTCCAGTATGTGCGTTAAGAATATTTCCGGTAGGCGGCATAGGGTCTACTATGTGTGTTGGTAATTTTCCGCCTGGTGTAGGCAATAGTCCTGAAATAAATGATGTTAAAAATTGTGATAATGGCTGTGTAACCAGTATTCTAGTCGTTAGACGAATAATATCGTCACCCAAATTTCTAATAACGTCTCTAAAATTTTCGGCCGCAGTAATACCGTCTTCAAATGCAGAAGCAAATGAAAATCCTAAATTCTGAGACAATCTAACCAATCTTTGATCAGAAAGCCAACTTATGTAATCTCTATGTCTCTGCTGTATAATATCGTTTTGTTCTCTATTAAGATCATTAATTTCTTTTACCAATTCAGCGTGTCTAGACATTAGCTCGCCTAGCTCCGTTTGTAGGCGAGTTTGCTCCGCTAAATTATTGCCTTCATCATCAAGTTCTTGATTCCTAAGATCTCTCAATTTTTCGGATTTCTCTAAAATTTTCTGTAAAAGCAAATCTCTTGATTCCAGAGAAATCTCTAAATTATGGCTAATTCTATCGAGCTCATCCATCTGGGCGAGCATTTTTTCCGTTTCAGCAGAAGAAAAGAAATCAGGAATTTCATTTTCAAGCATCTGGTCTGTTAGAGTCAAGACAGCTCTAGCATTACCAGTTAACGGAGATTCTGTGGTAGGTATATTGGATGTATTTATCCCAGACATACCTCTAGTCGGTGGATTAATTCTTTCAAAAGTAACGTCTGCTGCAGAAAGTTTAAGTTGTTCGTTCAACTTATCAAGTGATCTAGGGTCTAACTCTACTCCTACCGTTAGCCCTAGCTTATCTATATCTTCTTGAAGACCAGACATAATAGTCTCTGTCATTTGGCCTTCAATCTGGCGTAATCTATTAAGCAATTCCTGTACGCGTTCGTCGTCTATTCGAACTTCGGCACGACGACCTCTAAGGCCACCAAAACCAAATCCAAATATTTCTACTTCTTCAAAGCCCGTTTGAATGGCTTGAAGAATTCGTTGTCTTTCCTCGATCAGCTTATTTATGTTTTTTATTCTTTCTTCGACTTGTTTGGTAGCAGAATCAAAATCTTCATCAAACAAACGTCTTATTCTAAACGCTACTTCATTAAAAGCATTAACTAACGCCTCAAGAGCGGCAATAATCTTATTAAAGATATTAATTATGGATTCAGGCTGAAGATTATTAAGAGTATTGGCAAAGCTAGTAAATATTCTCTCTGAAAATTCACCTAAAGCTCTAGCTACATCAGGACTTCTTCTTAACAAATCATTAGCCGCGCCTAACAATCTAGTAAGACCTTGCTCAAATCCTGATGCAAATACTTCTTGCCTAAACTGAAAGAATGCATTAGTCAAGCGATTGACGTTAGCGAATAGTCGCTGTGAAGCCAGTTCGGCCGATTGTCCGAAAACATCTGACAAAAGAGCAGAAAATCTCTTAAGAAACTCTGCGGCATTTACTGTTCGATTTTGTACAGCTTTTTCAAACTGAGCCAGAGACATGTCCATAGAAGCAGCTGCTAATCTCATAGCTCCAGGAACTCGCTCAGCGAGCTGCAATCTAAGCTCTTCCATGGACACTATGCCCTTCGAGGCGATCTGTTGAAGGGCCAAAAATACACCTGNCACTTCAGNCTGACTCAACTGAAGCGCTACGCTTACTTCTGTAAATGACTCAAAAACATCTCGAATTTCCGAGCGACTAAGTGCTCCTGCAGCGGCGGCAGCAAACTTAGTGAATGGAGTAGCTGCCGCTGTAAAGGAAGCTCCTAATCTATCCGCCAGATTAAATAGTGCATTAAGCTCNTCTCTGGCNGTATTAGTACTTCCCGTTAAAACAACAAGCGTATTTATGAACCTATCAGTCTTAATACCGGCGTCTGCTATGGCAGCAGAATATCCGGCAAAAGCGGCTCCTACTAGTAAAACCGTTCGAATAGTCTGCCTAAATACGCTATTAAAAGTTCCTACTTGGCCTACTATAAATCCAAATGAAGCACTTATTCCACTTAGCGCAGCAAATCCAGCTCTACCAAAGCCAGTAATTCCTCTAGTAGCTACTGACAAAGCGCTAGGTAATTGGCGACCAACGCCGACGATCAATCCGCCTATGGATCGAGACATTTGACCCATAGAAGAATTGAGTTTAGACTGAAATCTACCTAATTGATTACTGGCCGCTGCCATGGCGGCCGTAAGTCTAAAAAAGGCCTGAGAAACTCGATCTAATTGATACTGAGCCTGTGACCCGTCAACCGTTACTTTTAATCTTTTTTCTTTATCAGCCATTGGATTTGTTCTTTATCGAAAGATATTCGGCATCCATTTCGGTAATTAGATACAAAAACAAATCTATGTCATGTGTAGGATACAAATCCAGAAAGGCTTTAATGTCGCTCAACGATATAGGATTAAATCCTCCAAAATTAGACGATCGTCTTTCAGAAAGTCTGTAAAAGGCTTCTAAATAATAGATCAAATATTCAGGTATTTCAGGCCTATTTTCAAGTGCTGGAGTAGGTAAACCTAGCTCGTCTCTAGACTCTAAAAATTTTAACCTAGGTCCCCATTCACAGTTCCATCTGATAATTTCTCTGCAGACTTTCCCAATTCTTCACGTTCCTCCTGTACAAAATGAGTTAGATCAGTCGCAACTTCCTGGATAAATTCACGAAATGCCGAATTTCCTTTGAGAACTTTTTCGGCCATTTCTTCGCTATACTTGACCTGATTACCTTCGTTATCGATTACATCCTTCCAATCAAGCAAAATACCTTTAGCCATGGCCTTAGCCAAAATATCCAGCTGTATTTCTGGATCAAGTTTATGCTTTTCGATGGCCTTTCTGTGCGGCAATTGAAGCTTAGTAAACGTTCTCTGAAATACAGGACTATTTATATGGGCTACTAAAAACTGACTTCCCTCATACGTAACCCATACTCCATTTCGCTCTTTATCGGAAGTGATGTTATCGACATTGAACATAGTATGTTCCTTAAAAATTACCCAACAATCTACTATTCTCGCTGGGCGTAGTACTACTTTGTTAACTTTAAACGGAGAAAATCAGATTTACTGCTTATTCTCCAGCGGCTCTACTGTCACAGATCGTAACCAAGCGACTAGACCTCCCAAAACAACGATAAGAAAAGATACCGCTTGATTAAGCGAAATTTCTATAAATGGCAACAAATTGACTGCGTTCATAAACTGAACGGCAATCCATGAGCCCACATCTCCTTCAAAGAAAGCTAAATCAATCGCCGGAACAAACGTTAGCACTCTAGCTAGAGAAAAAGTTTTGCTCTTCCACATCTTTCTAAGATCCAGAAGTAGCATAATCCATTTCATAGATTTCATATTATTTCTCCGATTAGTCCGCTTGGAATCTATCAATTTGAATCATAGAATCCGTAACCGGATCGCGAATAGCTCTAATCTGAGCATTAAACATAACATCCTGGTCTAAGCCGCCGGCAACTACTTCTCCTGTTTCGTATTTAACCNTTGGAAGAGTAACAATATACGCATTTCCGGCAGAATCTTGAACTCGAAAAGCAAACGAAAAGCTAGACGCGTCTAGAAACTTAGCATATTCATCGCCATTATCAAAATATAATTCAATAGAGCCGTTAAGTTCAAGCCGACTTAATTCAATTCCTATATGATCAAGACTACCAATAGCGTCTTGAGCTCGAAGATTATTATTGACTGTTATAGATAAATTGTTAAAGAATTGATTAGATACAGCTCCATCAAACAGCACTTCTGCTACGTTTCCGACTGAATTCATCACGTCAGTGGGCGGAGCCGCTGTAACTGTTTGACCGACTAAAGGATTATCCGATCGAGAAGCTCCAAGAGCCATGACAGAAAAGGTGCCAGTTAAAATGGCTCCTGTCTGAAGATTAAGCTGAAGCTGACCTATTCTGCACCCTCTGAAATTGATATATTGTGGCGTCGCAATTCCATCGATGAATTTCTGAAACGAAAATGATCTTTTAGTCGTTCCATTCCTTACCATCGATCCTCTGATCGAAACATCAGGACCGGCGGCCTCTGTAACCACAGGTTGCTCTACCGTGATCTTATTTGCTGTTACAGTGAGAACCCTGAAGTACTCACGTGTTTGATTATTAAATCCAGTAACCTTGATCCATTGTCCTACTTGAACGCCGTCTGATACAAAGCTACCAGAAACACGATTAAAACTGTTATCCGCATCGTCTGCATTTATATCCGACGCATCAATAGACAGAGGCGTGGTCCACGCTCCAGCCAATACTGCTTCTAATAAATCGTCATACGAACCGAAGCTAAACTCAAAATTTAGGTCTCCGGACGCATCTGATTGGACTTGCACCAAATCGGCAGTCTGTCGATCGGCTCTAATTTCGTCAGATACGATATTACTGATGTTATAGTTTAGGCTCTCACCAGTAAATCTAAATTCCTTAAACGTCGGGTTATTAGGAATTGTACCGAACACTGATTCGGTAACGTATCTAAGAGCTACTCTGTTGGATACGGCTGGCATAACTAACTACTCCTGCTCAAAACTTCATCTCTATAATAAGAGCACAAGACATTTACTTGGTACCAGCCATCTTGAACTCCTATAGGTATTACAGACGGCGCGCCCATAGTAATTCCATTAAATTGGGCTCCTCTCCATATATTAGTAACCATATCGGCTAGTTCAAGTGCTCTCTTTATACCCGTATTAGGTTTTACGAATATTTGTATAGAAACAAACCCGGGATGCCGATAAAGGTTAGAATTATTGCCGCCCATAGCGGCCTGACGAGCCGGTTCGGATAAAATCGTAAATCTAACCCATTCGGTTTTATCTTCCAAAGAAAAAGCTACATTAGGCCATTGCACTGGAGTCTCATTATTCCACAGAGTATCGAATCGAGACTGCAATGCAATGGATTCAGCTAAATAAGTCATAGATCCAAACTATCTAGAGTTCTTTCCATCATATGATGTGCTACGTTATGCGGGCCTCCTTCTTCAACTACACCGGCATAAGCTTTACCATTTGTTACGAAATAAAGTCCGGTGTGGCTCTTTACAAATGTAGGAGAACTAGGCGGAGGAAGAACAGCATCGACGTGTCTAGGCGAGCTATTAGGATCTCCTACGGTCACAAAATTTGGTTGATCTGCAGATAAATTCCAAGACGCTCTAAGCTCACCGGATCTGGCCGGGGTTCTCATGACAACCCCATTAAATACATCTTTAGCCGTATTAAAGAGTTCTTGCTCTAAAAACTCATCGAGTTCTTTCTTGAAGTCAGGACGAGCTCCTTGCCAAACGATACTCATTGCCTACATCCTACGTCCCATAACAGGATCATATTTCCTGGTTGTATCCTATTAGGCCTAGTTACCTCGTAAGTCTGACTTCCGTCTATAATTTGATCACCTATCTCTATAGTAAGGCCATCAACGTGTTTTACAAAAAATCTAACGTCCTTGGCCTGAATTATAGACCCGTCTATTTCGTCACTTTCAAAAGAGCCTTTTACTCCAAGTACATCAAAATCTTCGCTAGACCTAGTCAATATTCCTGTAGACGGATCATAACTCTCTGAATGTTTCCTAACAACTAAGCTAGTAGCTAGGTCACCAAGAGACTGATATGCTTTGGTAACAGCCGACGACAATTTAGCCGACATGCTCATCTGATCAAAGGAACCTCTCTTATAGTCGGCTTAGCCGCTCGTCTTTGTCCATACGCTACCACTATAGTGGCAATCTCGTCAGGAATTAGAGTCTTTGTTACGTCTGCTTCATTAAAATCGATAGTCAGAGGTCCGACCTTCATACTATCTAAATTAGCAGAATTAATCGGATCTCCATTTTCTAAAAGATATTTAGCGAATTCAAAAACAGCATTTTTGACTTTGACTGGAATAGAATTTACGCCATTTACGACATAAATTCCGTCTCCATTTCCATCGACCCTAGGCCATTCAAGAGCTTGTTCCGTTGTGGCCTTAAATCCTATCCAGACCATTCTTTGGTCTAATAGATTTGTGGCCGTAATTAAGGCTCTATCTATTTTATCGGTTTCAGGATCCTCTAAAATAGATTCTGCGCCTAATCGTCCACTGTAGTAAGCAAAAGCTTCGTCCCTCGTTACGTACGAGTTAGAATTTTCACCTCCTACAGTGGCGATTATATCCATAACTAGCTAGGCTGGTTGCTGGCCTTCGATCCGCCATTCTCGGCTGGCTTTTCTTCAGACTTAGGTCGCACTGTCATCATTTCGCAACCGTAATATCTACATAATATTCGTTGAAGCTTAATGGCATCCTTAGCCGAACATTCAAACTCGCCGTTTACGAATTGATACCTTTTATTGAGAAGAACTGTTTTACCCTTTCTTGGCCCCGTTAAAACGAATTTAATTTTTCCTTCTGTATGGGGAGTCAAGACATCCATAGAAATCTCCTAACGATGTTAGAAAATATCCCTCTCCTCTAGTAGAGGAGAGGATAGGTGGGGGATAGTCACCGTGTAGGCTGAATTAGTTATTAATTCCGTTGACTGCCGCAACGCCGAGTTCACTGAACAAGGCTAATCCAGCGTACATCTTAATACGCGTGATAGTCTCGTCCTTAGTTTCGGATTCACCGACCTCGACGATTCTAATGCCTGCATCACCAGCGGCGGTCAACCCGGCCAAACCGACAGTCATAGAACCATCGTCAAGCGTTCCGCCAATAATAGTAGTTGCAGCAGTTTCGGATCCCTTAACCTGGTCAATCGGGATATTATCATTCCTAAAGATAGGAACACCTCGATAACCAGGAACCTGGGCACCCGTCGGTAAAGTAACCGTCTCACCAATTCCGGCACCACCGAGAGATCGCAGGAGAGCGAAGTAAGACCTAAGAGTTCGACTGTTCATCATGAAATAATCAACAATGCCATTCTTATCTTTGACATTGTCGATGATCCAGTCGAGGTGATCGAAGGACAGAGGAGCACCATCAGGACCGGCTGACAGGATTTGAGACGAGGGAATAAGCGATAAGAGACCTTCAAGATTATTACCGGTACCATCACCGTTAATAAGCTGATCTCGATAAGTAAGGCCAACATTCTTGGCCTTCGACATAATCTGAGCAGCTTTTTGATCAGTGAAATTTGATCGAGTGGCTTGAATGAGGTTATTAACCTCAGCATCGCCAATGATGGTCGTTAGACCGGTCGTAACTTCAGTAAAAGTCGCCGGATTCTTTGCCGTGATAGTGCCACCGACGCCCAGAAGCTGAACGTCGCCTAGAGCGTTCTCACGATTATACTTAAGGGCGTTACCCTCGATCTCATGAAACGGAAGAATATCGAAGAAACGATCAACCGTAACAATTGATTCGATAACCCCAGCGACAAGCATGTCCTGGGAAAGTTTCGCCGACTCGGCAAGTGTAACTGTGGGCATATTAGTCCTCCAATGAGAAAGCCCAAACCTATAGTTCAGTCCTTCCCCGAAGGACCTCTAAAATACGCGCTCAGTACACCGTACTTTAGCGATCTATTTTCGAAGATTATACTACATAAGGAACCACTTGTAAATAGTTTCCTTAAAGGATCCTAATACAAAGAAGTTTTATGTAGAACAATCCTTATCTGGCCAAGTTCCGTTCCCTGGAGCACATATAACATCCCCATAAAGCCACATCTGGCGTGCTCAGATCTCCGACCTGAACTTGCGCTGCAGCATATTTATCTACTCTAACCCCTAAAGTACCGGCCGCTGTTAGAGCGGCCGGCGAACTAGCTGCTGTCACTAAAGCAGCATTTAGAGCTGCAACCATTTCTGCCTCCTACTTTTGATTACGTGACGCTAACCCTGCGGCTACCTTCTGTAAGGGTGTCATAGCGCTTCGATCTAACACATTTCCTGATCCTACCC